AAGATGTTAGGAGGAAGGTTAGAGATAACGGCTATAATCCAAGACGAACCTGCTTGGTACAAGTACCAAAAGGTAGTTTACGATGTCTACGTCCGAGGAGAAGAAGACGAATCATCAAGTCCGTGGAAAAGGTTTTTTGACCAACCCACGGCGATAGAGTTCTTTATGAACGTCCCTGAAGAATACCAAGTAAGATAAGGCTTAAGAGTATAAAATTAAAGTTAAAGAAAGATGAAGCCACTAAAAGATATATACTGGGTATCCATAAACAAGGAGATTGAGAGCACTATAGAGCTCAATGGTACTAAGTTATACCTAGACTCGACTTACGACCCTATGCGTCACGCTAGGCAGTATGGAGAGGTTGTAGAAGTCCCTGCTAGAGATACGCAGGGTTTAGATATTAAAAAAGGAGATAAAGTATGGTTCCACCACTTTGTTCCTGACCCGTCTAATCTAATAGATTTGATTGAGGACGATAACGTTTATCAGGCTTATAATAACCAGATATACGCTAGAGAGAGGGGTGGAGAGGTTATGACGGTTGGTCATTGGAACCTTATAAGGCAGGAGATAGCTGAGGAGGTAACTACAGATAGTGGTATCTTCTTGGAAAGTGCAGGAAAGGACGTTCTTTTACATGGTGAAACTATATTCCCTAGCGAAGGATTAAAAAGTCAAGGGGTTGACGTAGGAGATAGAGTTCTCTTCTCTAAGTCCTCAGAGTACGATATGGATATTAACGGAGAGACCTTACTAAGAATGAGGGATGTCGATATACTTGCTAAGTATGAAGAATAAAGACTACGTTAAAGATAGCACTCAGAGGTTGATAAACGCCTCTAAGAAAGCTGTAGATATACTCATAGAAGAGATAGAACAACCCTTAGACCCTGAGTTGTCAGATGAGAAGAGGAGAAATGCTATTAAGGCTAAAAGGGAATGCTTTGAAGATTGTCAGGAACTTATTAGGGGAATAGCATCTCTAGAAGCAAAGATATCATCTAAAGATTCCTCATCTTCAATCCTAGATAAAGAGAAGGACTTCGAGGGTTCTTTCGCAGAGAAATATGCAGGAAAAGGAAAGTAGTAAAATAATAAGCCTAGGTGATGGAGATATCCTTAAGATAGGGGACTTACGTATTCAGATACCTAAGAAGCCTAGACTTAATAAGGACATCCTCTATAACGAGAAAGTCAAATCCAAACAAAGGTGGATTAGAGAGGACCTACCTAAAGGTTTAGATAGAGATACTGCTACTAAATATATAGACTATATAGAGGAGGAATTCCGTAGAAGGAGGGATGGACTTTGGTTCTTTAACAATGGAGAGCCTACATACATCACAGGGAGTCACTATATGTATCTACAGTGGGCTAAGATAGACATTGGACATCCAGACTATCGAGATGCTAACCGTAGATTCTTT